ATTGGTGACACCAAGCTACCCTCAGTCACAACCATTATATCTGCAACACAGTCGGAGGAGAAGCGACAGTCTCTTGCGAAGTGGAAAGCCCGACTCGGGGACCAGGCAGCAGATCGAATCAGAGACTTGGCAGCCCTTAGAGGCACAGCGATGCACACGTTTTTAGAAGCGTATGTGAAGGGAACAGGGCACAAGGACCTAACCAGCATTGGGAAGGAAGCAGAATTCATGGCCAAGAAGGTTATTGAATCAGGGCTCGGGGACCTGGAAGAGGTCTGGGGCACTGAGGTGACATTGTATTATCCGGATCTATATGCAGGAGCTACTGATATTGTAGGAATTTATAATGGACGTGAAAGTATAATAGACTTCAAACAAACCAACAAGCCCAAAAGAAGGGAATGGATAGATGATTATTTTGTCCAATTAGGAGCTTATGCAATGGCCCATAACTACGTATACCAAACCAAGATCCAGTCTGGAATCATTCTAATGTGTTCTAAAGATGGCCTTTTTCAGAAGTTTGAGGTTGCGGACAAGGAATTTGTCGGCTACCAACACACATTCCTTAAGAAAGTGGATCAGTATTATAGGAATTGTAACCAGAACAAACAGGAAACAGGATACAAAAATAAAGAGATAAGCGAGTAAATTAGCCATTAATTGCACCTTACCCCTTGTATACTCTTATTTCAATAAAATAAAAAAATTTTTTTTATTTATTTTTAAAAGTGGTTACAATTGGTACAAAAGTTATTATTGTTGTATACCAACACTTATTCGCTCAAATTTGTATCTTTTTGTTGGATACAATTGGATACAAAAGATACAATTTCAATCCTCCCCCGTCGTCTATGTTCAAAAAGCTAGCAATACCAACAACTTAAGGGACGCGCGCATATGATTTGTATTTTTTATTTTAGTATTTATTGAGAGAAGGGTATACAGAGATATGTTTAGGAAAAAATCAAAATACAAACATGTCAAAATTAATAAAAAGAAGTACTACTTCTACAAAATATCCTGGTTGGATATTACTGCAGACGGAGGCCACGCCACTAGGGAAGAGTTTGATAAGTTCGACTGTTCCAAGATGGTCTCATATGGGTATATCTACAAAAGGAATAAGAAGTTTATTTGGACGTTTGCGAGTTATGATCAGACGGATGAAGTTTTTTCAGATAGGAATGTATTCCCTAAAGGGTGCATTGTTAAAATGGAAAAGCTGGATGTCTAAGAGAATTGACTACTTAAGTGAAGAAATGTACAACATTTGGGAGGAGGATTTAATGCCTAATAAGAAAAAGAAAAACAAACAGAATAATAAAAAAAGAAAAGTTAAGAAGAAAAAAGCTAAAGCTAAAAAAAGAAAAAATAAGAGATAATTAAGATGTGGAATCCGGATCAGCTTTTTGTGGTGGGGATGGTAATTTTTTTACTGTTGTCGCTTTATTGCCTGAGTCTAATTCCTCATTAGATTTAAGGAGCTGTTTAGCTTCTATAATTTTTTCATTCTTTTCCTTGATCACTTTCATACGTTCATAAAGCTGGTCAAGGTTCATGTCATCTATACTACCATGACGGATAATCTTCTGGTCAATATAAAAGCCAGCAGCTTTTCCACGTGCTATCTCTGTGGTTGCCGCAGCCGCTAAATTTCTATTGTCCTTTTTACCTCTGTCTCTAATTCTACCAAGCTCTTCCAAATGACCTTCAAAACTAATGCCATATTTTTGCCTTACTTCATCTCGTAGATTACTGATGTAAGCGCACACTAGAGGATAGTGTTTTGGGTTGGTCATGATTGATCCTTCCCTGGATGCGTCTGAGTATCCTGCGAGTTTAGCTGCTTCTGTTTTGGTTACCGGATTACCCTCAACTCCATAGACTATAAGCTGAGCAAACTTCATTTGCTTTGGTGTTAATTGTTTAGCTGGTCCTGGCATAATATTGCCATTCTACATAAAATCCTTTATAAGATCAAGCATGGCGTTAAGCGGTAAGATGTTAGATCAAATGTTGCGTAAGTTTATGAAAGCAGAAGTATCTCAAAATGCTCGTGTTCAGATCGAACTTCCTAATGGTGAATTTTATGATCTAAGTGGAATTCAACTCTTGGAAAATAGATTAATTGGTGATAATGAAACGCATCGATTGGTCATAAAATGTGAAAAACCGAAGTGGTCAATGGGTAAAATCATAGGAAAATTATAGGGTAGGCTTGGGGTGGATAGGCTTATCATAACTGAACGACAACTTTGGAAAAAATTAAAGAATGAAACTCCCTCAATATCATGGACAAGGCTGGAAAATTGGGCTTTATTCGGTACTCCTGATTTATTGGGCTATGCTCCTAGCGGGACCTTTTTTACAGTAGAATTAAAAACAACCGCCCCAAAAAACCCCAATTTGGTACGGTTCTCCCCGCACCAAATATCATTTCATATTAAGCATAAAAAAAATACTTTTATCCTTGTTGCTTGTGCCCCGGATCGTGGGCTTGTGCGCTTGTACTCTGGCTCTGGGATCTTGGAGCTTGTAGACTCTGGACTAAAGCTTGAACCCTTAGCTTGTGGGCTTGGGCCCTGCGCCCGGCTGCTTGAGAGCTTGTAGGCTTGAGGCCTTCGATATCTACTATCCTTCCATTACCGTGAAAGTCTAAAATTTTTTTCATTAGTGAATTTTATATTGAACTTCTTTAACATCTTTTGACCAGCAAGCTCGACAGCTTCCGCATTCATTGTTTTGCTTAGGCGCTGGACATAGGTGGCCGGCTCGGGGCTTCGTTACCACGGTGGACCAATGGGACCAGGCATTGCCGGGCTTTGTGTCGTTTTTTGCATTCGATAATCTTATTATTATATTTTTAGGAATCTTAGACCCTGGAAGCGGTAAAAATTGGCGCTCTTGAGTGGGTAGCCAATGCATCGTATGAGGGGTTAAATCACATACTTCAAATATCTTTTTGAGATGGTCAGCGCTCTGGATATCTCCGCTGTCATGCCATCTAAAAAATTTTTTTCCTTTAATTAAAACGGCCATGGCCTGGACCCATTGCGGGTGTGTTATTGATTCCAGGCGCCTGGTCAAGGCATCCTTAACGTTTGAAAAATTGTAACGGCCTTTAAAAGCATAACAACCATAGCATGGTGTTCCAGGAATCTGGCGCAACTTTGCGCCAGTCTGGCAAGCTCTGGCCGGTAGGTTATAACTTCCTTCCGGCATTTTGCCTGGAGCGCTTAGGCCCCCGGTTATTTTGCTGGCTTCTTTTTTAAGCATTTATTTTTTTTAATTTTTTACCTTGTTTAAACCTATCATCCCACTCTATATATTTTCTTTTAGGTAGATTATAAATAATTGCTTTAATCTCACTAACTACTTGCCAATGATGTTCTCCATAATCTTTCTCTAAAAGTTTTTTTATTTTAATTATCTTTTGTCTATCTGCTTTCATAATCCTATTTTATCCCAGAGCCCTGGACCTGTCAACTATAAAATTTTTTTCTTGGTTCTTTATGGGCGGGCCCACCCGCTTGAGAGCTTGAGAGCTTGGGAGCTTGGAGCCTTTAGGACCGGGCCAAACTCTTCACGACAGCAATTGTTAACATTGCGCCACTAATAGCTTGACCCTAGATCTAAGTTCATTAACCGGAACTAGTCTAGAACTCCGGAGCTGTTACCGCAACTTAGATCAAGGCTCAAGTTTGGCCAAGCTGGTTTACGAGCTTGCGCATGCTAGCTTAGTTAACTTACTTAACCGCTTAACCATTAGCTTGACCCCAGATCCCTCATGTGCCGTGCACATAACATCCGATATTTTTCATATGATCAGTACTACTCTTTATCGACATACTCTCATCTGCTCCACAAAGGATCTGGGCTCAAGTTTAAATATCAAACAAAAACAGTAATGCCAAAAAGACAAAACTTATTATTGGATAGAACCATAAACTATCTACTATCATATTTATTCCTTATGTTTTTAAGGTATATAAAAAGGGTATATTATCCTCATCTCTTTTTATAACTTTAAAGCATTTTTTTAAAAACAAACAAGCCATTTTATAGTCACAAAATTCTGCTATAATGGTGTTTGTTTTGTTATCTATCATATCAATCATACCAGTTTCTAAACTTCCTATTGATATTTCGTATTTTCTTTCGTTCATAATATCATCTTACAATATCCCATATCCCTTGTCAATTAAATAATTAAATACTTAAGCCTTTATGGGTGGGCCCACCCAGGGAAATTTTTTTCAGCTTGACAGCTTGTTATAAATCTTATAATATCCCAGATATAACTGAAAGGATAACATGGCAAAAACAATGACGAAGTATCAACTGGATCACTTTAGAGATAAAGTTAAAAGACATTTTAATCCATTGATTGAAGAACAGGAACTATTGGTAAAACAATATAGAACAGAGGCAACTAAAAAAATTGTAGGTAGATTAGCCAAGAAAATGGGCGCTGATAAAATACTTACAGCTTTTAAAAATGCTGAAGAAGAGATGAAGAGGGTTCAGCAGGACGCAAGAACTTTCTTTATTAAGAAAGCCAAGTCCGAAGATAAAAAAGAAAAACTTAATTATAACTTTACAGACCACCAAGAAAGAATAAGTCTTGCTGATTGTGAAGAGCAATTAAGAGAATGGGCTAAAGAGCTGGTTGACAGAGAGATAAGAAGAAGACCAGAAGGTAAGATGTTAAACCAACTTGAAAGTGTAAAAACTAAAGCCCTTGATACTGTAATGGAAAGCGGTTCAAGTGAGGACTTAATAAAAGCCCTTGAACTATGTACTAAGAAAATTGGTATTGCATGGGTTGTTGATACTACAAACATCAAACAAATAACTAACAGTTAGCCCTTGACATTATACATGGGATATAATAATATAATCCCATGTATAATAATAAAAAGGATAATCAAATGGATAAAACAATACTAGTAGTAGAGGTTATTAAATACAATAATATACCTACTGCTTACAACGTCAAAAAAAATGCTAAAACTTTAGATGAGGCAGTTAAATATAGATTGTCTTTAGAAACTCTAAATGAGGCAGAAAATACAACTTATGAATTGTTTAATGCTTTAGGACAGTTTGAAGTTGAGGAAATAAAGAAAGTAGAAAGTGATGATGGTGATGAAATTAGATTCTAATAAAAAGATGGATTTAATTCCCGAAACTTTTTATATAACTTACTATGCCAAAAAGCATAGTAAGATGATAACTCGTAAAGGTTTAAAGTTTAAACCTAATACTGGAACACAGGGAAAGTATTTTCCTTATGCTGATGGTACACCTCGTTTTTTTTATTGGGATTGCCATGCAACCCCTAACAAAAATGGCAACCAATGGAGGCAAGCTACTGGACTAATAACAATTAAAGAATAACTATCCCAATAGTTATACATGAACAAGGCGCTGAAATGCGCCTTGTTTTTTTTTATGCACGTATAAAGTGATTGACTTATCTCGTAATATCCTATATACTTGGCAGGTGGTTGGGGAAGGTGGTATATATATAATCGCTTCATATCACTACATATTGTGTGTCAATATAAATCTTCACATATCACTCACTTTGTTCGTGTGTGTTGCAAAAATGTCACACAACTTAAAGTTGTACTGGGCGGGCCCACCACATGGGGAGGGCCCACCCCCCACCCAGACTCCCGATTCGGGGTGGGCCCACCCCGAACAAGCGATAGAGGTACCAGGGTCCGGGCCCACCTCCCTCGGCGGGCCCACCCCCTCCCCCTTAAACAGAAAATAGGGGTCCCAGACTTACCCTTTATTGCTTAATTCAGACAGTCATGGTACTACTTTTATAAATAGGGTCCCATATATGACAGTTGATCTAGAATT